CTTCAGCCGTCGTGACGTACGCGATGGCGTACCACTGGAACAACGGTCGGGGCAAAACGCCGGGCCGGATATCGCTGAGGCATCAGGACGGCACGGTGTACGGCCCGTGGCAGGCCTCGCCGCGCGCCGGGCAGGGCGGCGTCCCCAATGCCTACTGGGAAACCACCCCGAACGTGCAGCTCAAGCCCGGAACGTACACCGTCATCGATGGGAGTGCGGGCTCCTACGACCCCACTTCCCCCCAGGCCACCTTTTACTACAGAGACGTGAACCTGAACTTCCCCTCCGCTCTCTACGTGGTGGGGCGGTTCATGCTCCCTGAGAGCACGGCTCTGTTCCAGACGGCAGCGGAACAGGCAGCGGTCACCCCAACCCAGGCCGCCCTCGTCCGCACTCCAGACGGGGTGTTCACGGGAGTGGGCTTCGGGGTCCAAGACAAAGACCACCTGTACCTGGCAGGTGCCCTGCTGGTGAACGGGGTTGAGCACGTCGGGTTCCTAACCGACGCCAAGAAGCCCTCCCTGGTTGACTCCTGGCAGATTGGGCCGGAGGCGACACTCACCCTGAACTCCTCTACAGGGGCTTCGGTCACGACCTCCCTGGTCCCCTCCACACTGGAGGCGGGCGACAGGTTCCAGATCCTTGAGGGCACCCAGGCAGGGGTCTACACCTGCTCCAGCGTTGTCTCCCAAACGGACGGGACCACGACCCTGACGGTCACGCCAGCCTTCCCGGTAGACGTGGACTTGTGGGGCAACAAGTACCCCGTGGCTATCTTCGAGGTGCTGTGGTCGGGGACAGCGGGGAGTTACCGGCTGACGGTAGACCCAGACCAGAAGGTTGCCACCCTCCAGACTTCGGGCCAGACCACCACGACGGTTGCGACTCTGGATGGGGACGTGACCACGCTCCCGCAACCGGAGGAGACCTCACTCCTTCTGCCGGCGTCCACGGACCCGCAGAACGGTCAGGTTTTCTGGGGCTCGCTGAGCAGAGAGGCCATCAGCCGGAGCACTTGGAACCTTTTCCGGTATGGGGTGGTGCCTGACTACACCATCCTGGCTGGGCACGAAGTCCTGATCCAGACCGAGATGACCACGCTCCCGGAGGAAGACTCCAGCGGCGAGTGGGCACTACTTGGAAACTTCGGCTACTCGCAAGTTTCGGGTGGAGTTTTGCTCCTGAAGCAAACTTCGCACGACAGCACCCGTAACTTTACGCAAAGTTACGGGCGTGCAGAGCCGTTTTTCATCCCGGACGCAAACTTTGACCTCTCCGCAAAGTTCCGGGTCGAGTCGGGGACGGGGATCCGGGACTCCCAGATTCTCGTCAACGACACCATGCGGGAGATCCGCCTGGGGACTCTGCTCTACCAAGAGGGTTTCGGTGGTTTCACCTACCGCCGTCTGGTGCGGGCGCCGACCCGAAGCTGCAACGGGCTCCAGCGCCTAGAGCAGCAGACCGGGTGGGCCACTACGAGTGGCAGTACCCTGGCGACTTTCGATGTGCAGGAAGCCAGCCTTATCGTCACCCAGACCGCTGATGAGCGGGGAGGGTGGTTGGGCTCCCTGGCGGCTGCGGACAGCCAGAACTTCACGGACGGGGGTGGCCGGATCCTGGAAGCCCGGTTTGGGGTCACGGCCTACACGACCAACGCCACGTTCGATACCGGCATCCGCATCGCTGGGGACATCGGAGCAGGAGCCGCCCTTAGACTGGTAGGGCTCACCCTGCGGGCAGGGGCGACACCCGGAGTCAGGATCTACACGGGTGGCAACACGGTTGTTCAGGAGTACGACTTCGACTGGACGGACGGGGAACTTCACACCTACCGCATCCTGGCCGATGAGGTTGGCGGGGTTGTCCAGGTCTACTTGGACGACACCCTCCAGGCCCCGACCCTGAACACGGTCGCATTCAGTGGGGGCTCCGATACAGACTTCTGTTCTTTAGGGCAATTCGGTGTCACCGGGTCGGGGGTGGTAGACGCCACGCTCACGAGTACGGTGGAGTGGCGGTCGGCCTCTTTCCAGGCCATGCCCCCGGCTGCGGCAAAGCGGACCTTGGGCGTGCTTCGGGGTGCGGACCCCACGGACATTGATGATTGGGAAATTCCCCGGACGGACGCCACTTCGGCGCTCAACTCCGTCCAGACCGGCCCGGTCATCGAGGACATGGATTGGCGTTCCTACATGGAGGTCCGCATCTGGCGAGACCCGACCTGGGGCGTCACCATCTTCCGGCCGGACCTCCCCCTGCCGCCCTACTACACGCCGGAAGCGTCCGGGGTGCCCGGAACGGGCCACGCTACGGACGTGACTGTGCCTTCAGCAGGGTGGATCAACGTTGAGTACAAGAGCCTTCCCCGGGTGCAGAGCACCTTCGGGCAGGTGTCCTGGGGCGGCCTGGACAGCAGGAACGTCACCCAGCAGCGATGGGACTGGCTCCGCTACAAGTTCTACAGGAACCCCACGGAAGACGTGAGCGTGCCGCAGGGCATGGTCATGAACAGGTACAACGTCGTCACCTCCGGGGAACTCACGGAGGACATCACCCTGGAGACGGTGGCGGTCCAGACCCTAGACACCACCAGGGTCACCCTGCTCCCCACGCACCTTTTTGCCGACTACATCTACCGGATCACCGACGGCTCTACGAGCTACACCCGGGACATGTGGGCCTGGGATCCAGAGTCGCAGACGGCGACCCTCTCCCGGGATGCGGACGGGAACCCCCGTACCTTCTCTGCTACACACGCCACGGTCACGATCCAGTTCATCCCTGGCAAGCCGGTTACGAACACCTACCTGGAAAACCAGCCACTCCTAGACAGCATCACCAAGCTCAATGAGGGGACACCCCCGGTTCCCAGGAGTCAGGTGGGCCGGCAGGAGCAGCAGGATGTCACCGGCGGGCAACTGACCCATTCCGATGACCCCGCCAACCACGACCCGAATTTCACGGCGGGTACGCCTTTCACGGCGGCTTCTTTCGTAGACCCGACCGGCACCTACTTCCAGGAGCTAGAGTTCCTAGAGGTAGACAACAGCGGCGAGACGGGGCTGATTCGCTTCCCCTGCGAGGCCACAGAGCTATCCGACGGGTTCTCCGGGTACACGACGGCAGAGGGGGAGAAAATCTACTCCACGACGGGGGCCGGTCCGGCTCTTGGCGGGGTGGGGGACTGCGCCGGGCTTCGGGAGACGGGTGCGCTCGTGGGGCAGGCCATCGGCGGGCACGTCCTCGGTTTCAGCGGGACGATGCTGTGGGAGGGGCTACTCACGGGCAAGGGGCTTCTGGGCAACACCCTTCAGATCCCGTGGCAGTATGAACAGGGCGGGGGGATGCCGGGTAAGTTCTTCTTCGCCTCTGGCGGGAGCTACGTCGGCCCGGTTCTGGCGGGCGGTTCCCAGGTGCCGGCTGCGACTGGCCCCCTCGGCGGTACCCTGGGTCCGAGCACGACGCTCTGGTACCCCAACTACCCCTCGGGTAGCGGCATCCGGCGGGGACACGGGAAAATCTACCGGCGCACGGAATGGGCGCTGTCCCTGCGGGCGGTCACGACAGCGGTGGGAACCCTCGGGAGCACCGACCAAGCTCTTGACGAGGACTTGGCGACCGACCTGTTTGCAGGGATGGACAACACGCCGCCGTCCGAACCGTCCCACTGGCTCATCAGCCCGAACGGCACGCCCAACCCGAACGGCAGAGGAGCGGCCTTTGCCGTCCTGTCCGGGGCTGGGGACTACTCCCGCTTCGGGCCTTGGGGTGGGATGGCCTCCTTGACACCTAACCGGGACTGGGGCCTGTTCGAGTTCGTGGGGGCACTCACTGCGGGGGTGTCCACCGTGACCATAGAAGGTCCGGGGGCCATCCAGGTGACTTTCACAGCCGTTGCAGTCCCCGTAGCGCCCACGGAGTTCGCTATCGCCCCCCAGCCAGAGGTGAACCTGGCGGCGGCCATCAACGCCCACACAATCACAAGTAGCTGGGTAGTGGCGACCTCCGGCCTGACTTTGGGTGGCCGGGCCACGACTCGGCTGAATTCGCTGGATCCGGTGACCACACTGAATCCGATCATGATGACCTCTGGAGACCAGACAGCCATTCTGGTGACGGGTACGGGGCCGAACGGACTCCTGACCGGAGGGGCCAAGATCGAGCAGTCCTCTCTGCTTGGAGGGGGCACGGCGACCCACAACTCTTGGGGCGTCCACGACTCGCTGTTGGGTATTGTTGTAGAGGGCGGTTCTGCCCTGCCGCCGGGTTTGGATCAGGAGTTCGTCCTCATGGCGGGCTAGTCGGTATTCGCCCTATGGACGCCGAAAGGTGAGGAGAAGGTTGCATGAGCGCCCATCAAGACCAGATGTCCCAGCCCGGCGAGGGAATGCGGGTCGATATGCTGCTCCCCTTCAAGGAGACAGCCGCACTCCTGGGCGCCAAGAAGGGCCTGGTCATCCTCGACATGCGGGACTCTCAGACGGGCGAACAACTCGCCTATTGGGAGAAGCCCAACCTGATCACCAGAGATGCGGGGATCCTGGCAGCCAGGCTATTCAGGAACAGCCTGGACCCCAGCGCCGTTCAGAGCAACGGCCTGACCATGCTCGGGATTGGCACCGGGGCTACGGGCAACCTCCTGTCCCCGGATGCCCCGCAGGCAACCCAGCGGAAGCTGAACACGGAGATCGCCCGCAAGGCATTCTCCGCAACGCAGTACCGGAATGCCTCCGGGGTGGCGGTTGCCTACCCGACGAACATCGTGGACTTCACCACGGTCTACGCAGAGTCGGAGGCGGTGGGTCCGCTCAACGAGATGGGTCTGATGTACACGGCCTCCCTCAACCCCGGCACGACAAACCCGATCAACGATGGGCCGGTCACTTACGACCCCACCATCGACGTGACGGGCTATGACCTACTTTGTAATTACCTCAGCTACTCAGTAATTACGAAACCAGCTACGGCAACGCTGGCCGTTACGTGGAGGTTGACCTTCTGATGATGTTGACCGCCCCGCTCCCTGAAAGTAAGGTAGTTACCCAGGACTACCAGGGGGGTCGTGTGGTTGAAAAAGTGGCATGTAGATTGTGCGAGACAGAAAGGCGGATGCTGGCCCCCCACCTTCGGGCATCACATGGGATGACATCTGCGGAATACCGGCAGAAGTTCCCTGGGGCACTCACGGATGCTCCTGGTGCCCGGGCACGTTCTGCTGCGTGTAGAGATCGGCAGGCAACAGCAGCCCTTAGAAGGTGGGCGAATCCTGAAGAGAGGGCAGCCCAGTCGGAGAGACTAAAGGATTCTGCCCCCTGGAAAGGCAAACGACTCTCCGAAGAACACAGGCAAGCTATTGGTGATGGAGGAAGGGGTGTCGCCCACAACCTTTCAGAAGAACGACGACAGGAGCTAGCGGATCGGGGGAGGAGAATCCTTACCGAAATCCGGGATGATCCTGCTGTGCGGCTAAAACAATCTCAGGCCCAAAAATCCCGTTGGGAACTTCTGGGCGGAAAACACCCTCTCGTTCAACCGGAAGCCCGTCAACGAAGTCTCCAAACCCGGCTCAAAAATGGCACCCTCCCCCCTCCCGGGGGCGGCCGGGGTATCACCGGCTTCCGTAAGGGCCTTCCCCACTACTGCCGGAGCACCCTAGAGGCCAACTTCGCCAGGATCCTCCTCCTGGAGGGCGTCCCCTACGAATATGAACCCCGGGTTTTTCTTCTGCCGGGGGGTGGCCGGTGGACCCCTGATTTTCGGTTGTCGGCCCCGTTGGGGGAAATCCCGGCCGGCTGGGTTGAGTTGAAGGGGTGGCGGAAGAAAGATGGAAGCCTCCCCGGGGGTGCTTCCGGCAAGATTGCCGCCTTTGAGCAAATGACGGGAGAGTCCGTGTACGTCCTCGTCCAAAATAGCCCGGAGTGGCGTGCGCTCATGGACACCTACTCCTCCAAAGTGCTGTGGGAGCGTCCCCGGTTCAATCTCCGGACCCACCCCGACGTGTTTGGGAGATGTGACTGATGGCGGTGGAAGACCACACCAAGTATTTCGAGGGGCTCACGCAGGCGCCGACTCCCGTGACCGAACGGGTGCCGAACACCGTCTCCCGCCACGTCAAGGTAGGAGAACGGGCGTTCACCTCCCTTACGGTAGAATCCGGGAAGCCCGTCCTGGATTCTGAACTCAACCTGGGCGTGGACATCTCCTGGATGGAGGACTACATCCTCCGTCGCTGGCAGGTGCCTTCCGGCTGGCTCAGAGGACGGACCCACAACGATGCCTATTGCGACTGGGCTCTGGAGACGGCCCCTTCGGGTGTCACGGACGACAGCGATGAGCTAGGGGAATCCACCGGGTCTACTGGTGGGTCGGCGGGGGGTTCAGTCGGGGGCGGTGGCCACATCCATACGGACGGCACCCTGCTCAACGCCATGGTTCTCCCCAAGCTGGAGGCCATTGTCGCCGGGCACCCCGTGGTGGTCGAGTACACCAACACGAACACTGAAGAATACAACCTCGTCATCCTGCAAGACCCCACCGTCTACGACGGCACCAGCGCCACGGTGAAGCGGACCGACTTCGTGTTCCTGGAAGTTTGGAAAGCCCTGGTAGCACCTTCTCCCCGGGCCACGGGTTCGGTGGAGGTGGTGGATGCTGCCACGCTGGCGAACGGCGACCAGATCCTCATCAATGGCGTGGCCCTGACGGCTGCGGCTGCGGCCGGGGTGGACCAGTTCGCCCTTGTTTCCGGGGATGAGGTGACGACGGCGACGAACATCGCCAACGCCATCAACAATGTGGCCAACAGCTTCGACCTCATGGTTGAGGCGGTGGCCGTCAACGGCACCGTCACCATCTCGTCGCTCACGGCCGGAGCCGGTTCCGCTGCGGCAGTTCCTCCGACAGGCAACCACATCACCCTGGCGATCAACTTCGCTGGCGGTGGCGCCATTGGCTCCTGGGTTGTTTCCGGGCCGCTCCTCACGGGTGGCGCAGACAGGCCCAACAAGCCGACCCAGCAGCAGGCCCAGGTCTTCCGGCACGGCAACGTCCTGTCCCCGGAAGCCACATGGCTCGTAGATGAGCTTGTGGACGAGGCCATCGACATCGAATCCAGCCAGCGGGTTCAACTCCAGTACCGCATCCGGGTGACGGGAGCTACGGAAGCGGTCAACTGGAAAACTCACCCCGACGGCTTCTCCAACAGAATTGCCGGGGCGGCAACCGTTTTTGCCCAGGCCGGGCGTTCTCTGCCGGTCTTCGCCGGTAACGCCAACGGGGACGTGAATTCGTACCCCTTCGTCCCTGCGGACGACACGTCTACCTGGCTCCAGACGGACGCAACGGCCTACGAGTGGGTGGACGACGGGCTCTGGGTTGCAGGTGACGGGTCAGAGCGGTCCGCCCAAGACCTGGGTGCCGTAGACGGATTCGTCTACGCCCTCCCCATTGGCTTCGTCTACCGGCACAACAACGTTTCTGATGCCCTGGCGGGCTTCCGGGGCTGGGACCCAGCGAACAACGCCAACGGGGCTCCCACGTACACCCATACAGGGTACAACGGGCCTCTCGGGGTGATCCCTGCGGGAAGGTCGGACCGGCCGGACGAAGAGTTCGTAGATGTCATCACGACGAACAATCTCCTAGACCTACGGCGTCACGTCATCTTCCCGGGGATCGACCTCAAGGCCGAACTCCAGTACCAGATGCAGAGTCTTCTGGACGGCAACCTGCGGACCTGGGCCGTGGATACCGCTTCCAAGCAGGACTTGGGCGGCGACTCCGGCGATGTCTCTACCCGGTTCCTGATCTGCAACGAAATCGGAAGGTCTCTGGCCCAGGGCGGAAACCCGCCCTTCACCGGGGACACGGATCGGGGCGTTTTCATTCGGAACTTCGACCACTTCGCACGTCGGTATGGGGACCAGCCCATCA